GGGGGGGGGGAGTCCTTTTCTTCCCCCCCCCCTTATAGGCTTTGCATATGAGAATCACTGATCAAAAATCCAGCCCCTTTTCTTTGGCCGAGATCAAGGCTTACATTCGTGTAACGCACGAAGAAGAGGACGACGTCATAGCTCGGATCATGGATGCCGCGCTTGATTACTTTGAAACAGTGACCGGCGTCTATCTGCGCGAAACACGTTTTGAAATGCGTTTTGTTGAATCGCCTGTAGAGCTGGTTACCCGGCCGTTTGTTGCCCAAATTAGCGCCGTAGACGATGACGGAGCAGCAATAAGCACAACGCTCAACGACGCGCCGGGCGAGGTCAAGGTGGTGACCTGGGATTCTGTGGCGGCGGGCGCTTTGACTCTGACGTGGACGGTTGGATATGCAAACCGCGGCGCCATCCCTGCGCGCATGGCACAGGCGTTCCGGGCGCTTGTTGCGGACGTTTATGTCAATCGCCAGATGGAACAGACGGCGGCGCTCAACAAGGCATGGCTGAACCAGTCAATATTCTTGGGCGAATCACGGGTAGCGGTTTGACTTATCAAGCTAGAGGCCGGGCAAATGTTCCGTTGATCGTGCAAAAACGAACGACGACGGCGGACGCCGCGTCTGGTCAGGTCGAAGACGTGTGGGCCAACATTGCTACTATCTGGGCGTCGGTTGAAAACCGGGGCGGAGCGGCCAAGGGCGCGTATGAGTTTGCAATGCTGGCAACCGAGCGCAAGGTTTGCGTGACCGACTACCGAGCGGATATTTCCTGGTCCATCAAGGACCACCGATTGAAGTCGCCTGAAACCGGGACAATCTACAACATTACCGAAATAACGGATCCCGGTCTGAAGCATCATGTGGTTGAGTTGACCCTCGAGGAATTGCAGACATGAGCGACCGGCGAGCCTTCAACCGTCTAAAAGGCCAGGCCGCGCGCGGCGTGACTGTGGCGTTCGGCATTGATTTGCTCGGCGCCTCGGAATTGCGAACCCGGCTAGAAACAATAGACGAAAAAATAGCCGCAAAAATTGTGCAGAACGCTATCAAGCCAGTAGTGCGCATGGGCCGCGCAGAATGGAAAAAGGGTATTCGTGCGGCGCGGGTTACCTCTAAAACGACAGCATTCAAGCGCAAGTACGGGCAGGGGCTGCGTCAGGCGCTGGCGCAATCTGTAAAGGCGCGCATGCCTTCGGGAGCTGGAAAAAATGCGCTCCGCGCTTATATCAGCTTGGGCGGCCGTTCTGCCAAAAAGGGCGAAAAGGCAATAACTAACGCCGGCCAAGCTATGTGGCTCGAGTACGGAACCCGGCCGCACGGGCTCGGAAAAGGGCGCAAGCATCCAGGATCGGCGCCAATTACAAACGTGCGCGAACGTATCGAAAAGCTACAGCCAAAGGCGCGAAGATTGTTCGAAGAAGCAATTCTCGAAGGCATGGCGACCGGCGGCAAAACAATCAAGGCGCAGCAAATGAAAGCCCTTCGAGCCAGAGCGGAGCTTTTGAAATGATTCAGGCAATCAAGGAACTCCGTGAACAGCTTCTAACGTCGTCGGACATTGACTCGGTCGAGCCGTATCTGCGAGATGATTCCGGGTTGCCTGCTGTTCTGTACGAGGTTCAAACCGACGAAACCGTCATGCAGTTGGCAGCAGCTGGCGCAGATTTGCGCTTTGCGGTTATTGAATTTCGGGCGCTTTCTGAAGATTACGTCGAAGCCGAAAGCCTGGCGGAAGAAATACGCGCAAAGCTCGAGGCAAAGACGTACGACGGAACGCCGACGCAAAGCGTCCGGATTGCTTCTTTTGATAGAGCATACGAAATGCCCGTCGACAGCTCAAACCAAGTCCTCTATGTAGTGACCGTGTCTGTGAACGTGTTTTTTGATTCTGAATGGAGCCCCTGAAATGGCCACGACTAGCGTTGGAACGACTGTCACCCTGACGCCGCAGGGCGGATCAGCAATTAGTGCTACTGAAATCCGATCGGTTTCGGTTGCTTCAGATTCTCAAAGCCTCGTAGATGCGGCCGGATTGGGAACAGAATTCAAAGAGCTTATCCCGGGGCAGGTCGAAAATCCGGTCATTACTGTCGTCACGCTTGATAAGCCAAACTGGACAAGGTCAGCAGCAAAGGGGACTTTAGTCGTCCAGTTCGGGCCAGGCGGATCAGGTAATCCGAGCGCGGTCAGTTTTTACAATTGCGTGCTCAGCGAAGTCAGCGCATCGGTCGGAATCGACGCCGCCGTCGAATTCACTTTCGTGTTTACTTCGCTTCAGAACACTGATGGCACATCGGGCGGAGGAATCAGCCCGTGATCGAAGCCCGGGAACTCGAATGGAATGATGTGCCGATTGTTGTCAGTGTCCCTATGGGGGCAGATTGGCTTGCCGTTGCCGACCTGGAAGGCACCGAACGAACGTTCGCGTTGATCCTCCGTTGCGTCAAGCGAAAAAACACAGGCGAACCCTTGTGGCAAAGCGTGCAAGACCTCGAGCGCGTCCCTGTTGCTTTGCTTCTCAATCTCGACCGCATTCTGGGCGAGTTGATGGAGTACGACATCGCGGACCCTACGTTGGCCAAGTGTGCGGACTGTCCCGAGCCCTTGGCCTAACTGTTCACGATTTGCTGTCGCTTCCTGCGGCTGAGCTACACATTTGGCGGACCTACGCTAGAAAAATGGAGGAAGCGCAATGGCAGGCAAACGAAGCATCGGAAGCCTACTCGTTCAGGTCGGGGCAGACACCCGGCAGCTGAATAGCGCAATGGGCGAGGCCGAGACAAAGGTTCGCCAGTTCGGGTCAAGTGTAAAACGCCAGGCGACTGGTGCCCGCGCGCAGTTCGCTGGCATGGGAAACAGCGCTAGCGCCGCTCTGTCCAGAATGGGCGCCCTCGGGCGCGTTCCTGCATTATTGAGCGGAGGAACGGCAGCCGCGGCAGGCGCCGC